TATAGGAGGCACCACTAATGTTCCTGTACAAGCACATACGTAGATGATGCTAGGACCTGCTACAGAAGTGTTTACAAGAATTCCTCCACACTGATAGTAAGATATATTAACAGGTGAAACAGTTGAATTGGTCACAGAGTAGAACGCACAAGAAGGACAAGCTATTGTTGTAGTTGTTGTGGTTGTCGAACTTGTGGAAGTTGATGTTGTTGTTGTTGTTGGACAGCAATTACCTAATGCCACCTGAAGATTGTAGATCTGTTGTTTAAGACTACAGATTTGAGTGTCAATCTTTTGGAAAGCCACGGTTGCTGTGTCATATGTTGCAATTAATGTACAAGATAAATTAGGTCCGCTGTATGCAACATTGTTAGTTGGTGTAAGGGGCGTACTACAAGGATCACATCCGCAGGTGACAACTGGAATCGTTGTACAGCATGGATTTTGTGGAAGGTATATCATTTTATATAAAGAGTTTAACTATTAAGGAATATACATGATGTAGTAACATCCCAGACCAGGCTGGTAGTTAGCATGGGCTAATCCGCCTCCTGTAGAACCAACACTGACTGCCACAGAAACTCCTGTGACTGCTGTGTTTGTACTAGTAGACGAACTCTTTATGCCATTCATATCCATAAGGTCACCTGATGTACCAGGCTCATTCTGATCAGCTTCTCCATGGGCATATGCAATTGTATGCAAGTGTCCAGGATCAGTTACAGTAGCTGTAGCCAAGTGAGAGTGAGCAGGAATCTCTGTAGCTGAAAGAGTTACACTGTTAGAACCAGCAGTTCCTAATAAAGCATAAGCAGGATTACCAGCTACACCAGGGTCCACTGCAGGGTTGAAAGATCCTCCACCCATGCCTGTTGTAGCACCAACTGGTACACGTCCTCTTTTATCAGGAGTGCCATTGTTACCATTACAGAGGTAGATTTTCTCCCAATCAGTTCCAACAATACCAGCACCTGTACCATCAAATCTACCTGTAAGAGTACCATAGTATTCTACAACAGAAAAAGGAACCATGCGATTGAAAAACTTACTGCTAGTTCCAACACTAGTTAGATAGGCTGCAATCAGAGAGTTAAGATCAGAAAGCTTAACATAGTTTGTACTTACATTAAGAGAAAGAGCATTTAGAGAAACCTCCACTCCACAAAGCTTTGTAATAACAGCTTGCAGGATTGCATGTGTTCCAGAGGAACCAGTTACACCTGTAAGACATCCTACACTGTAAGATGCTTCTAAAGCAGCAAAATCATCCTCTAGAGCAGTAACGCGTGTGTCTAATTCACACACAGCTTTGATGATTGCACTAATTACGTTTGGAAGACTAAGGTCTTCACATGATACAAGATTCTTACTTACAATCTCGCAAATAATTTGAGGGTTGATGGGTAGGATTATTCCAGTTCCATCGAGAGTTGATGTGAGAAATGTAATCAATGCTTGCTCAACATACGAAAGAGAGTCTCCTGTCTTGATTCCCAAAATAGGAACATCTACACCCGTATATCTTACGCATTGATCAGATATTGTTTCTACACAACCGTTATAGCAATTTGAACAAATGTTGGACATTTATTTATATTTTAAAAGTTTTACTCTACTCGCAATCATGTTCACCGTGAATGGAGCAGCATAATCGGGGTTACAATACTTATAAGCAAGTATTCTTCTGTAGTTTATAAGAGCCAGCATTACCCCTCCAGGTACAGGCTGGTTCAACATAAACACAACATTGTTGTATAAGTTGTTTGCAAGAGAAGCTAGTTTACAATCTATATCAGCAATTAATGCTGGAATACTAGCGCATTCTGGACAACTTGTAAGCCTGGGTGATAACATTTCCTATAAGTTTTCTTCCTTGTTTTATAGCACCATTACATGCTGCACAAAGACCGTTAATCAATTGACATCCACATCCAACCTTAGCTCCACAGTTTTTACACATAGCCATATTAGTAGAAGTTTATTATGTAGTTGGTTCCAGAGCAACCACAATTGTTTTTTATAAAGTTATTCAGCATCATATCTGCCTGAGTATAAAGCTTTGTTGCTTCAAGATCAGCACAGTTGTTTGCAGCAGCAATGGCCCCCTGCATAAAGAAGTTGATAGAGTTGAGATCCACAAATGCTTGTGTTTTGATAGCTCTATCACATTCCATCATATCAAGCTTCATAAATGCTCCATCAAACTTCTCCTGTAACTGCTCAACACGCATAATAGACTTCTCTACGAAGTTTATGTATGCAGGAGCTACAGAATATCTTAAACGATAAACCCCATCAGGCAGAGGTTGATCTACACCTACGGGGCTTATTCCTAAGTTTGATGTTGTAAATATGTTAAAGTCGTTAACGCTGAATGGTTTATAGAATGTTCCAAATCCAGGAACCGTAATTTCAATTGTAGCACCAGAAACAACAGGTGGATTAGTTGGGTAAACGGAAGCATCAGCAACCCCAAGAGTTGTTACATTATATGTTGGGATTACTAATATGTCTAGTTTTAAATCTGCCATGTTGCTTTAAATAAATAAGCCAGAGGATTGAGTAGTATCCTCTCACCTCTGGCTTAGGTTATATAATCTATGTTACTTGCCTACTATTACGGAATCAAGGTTGATGTTGTAGTAGTAGAAGGCCATACAGTGGTTGTTGTAGAAGTGGTAGTTACACACACACCATTCTGAGCAACAACTGCACCAAGACCTGCCACAAGAACTGCTTCAACAGCGGTTTCCATAGCGCTATCCTTTTGAAGAGCAATGATTACAGTGCTGTCTTCATAGATATAATCGCCCCACTGATAAGCAGACTTGTCGAACTCATTAAACTTGATGTAGTAAGTGGTATATGTAGTACCATCACTCACCCAGCTTTCAAAGTTCTCATTGTAACCATTCATCCTGTAGAGATGCTTCAAGTAACCAGCTTGGTAGCTGTAGAAGTTTTTCTCCAATTGTGCAATCTCTGCAGATGTACCACTAGCGTAAGAAGAACGCTGTACAACAACAGGATCAGCAACAGTGTTACAAGGATCAGCTACAATGAAGTCAGCTGTGGTTGCAGGTCCGCTAAATACGAATGTACGGAACCACATTCTGTCATACTCGAAAGGAAATGCTGCCACATCACAAGGCTGACCATATTTGGTAAGAGGCTTACCAGTGATACGCAAGAATGCGTTTTGGTCGTTACCAATTCTCTGGAACTGATAGAAGTCAGAGAAAGTGATGTTGTCAGGGTTGTTACCAGGAGCTTGAAGATTGAAGTGATAGATCACATCATCAATCAAAGCAGGTACATCAACGTTAGTACAAGGATCACCACCGCAATCACAACAAGGTGCGTTTACAGTTACTGAACGAGTGAAACCGTTGAAGTACAAGGTGTCAAGGTAGCTAGAGTGAGCACGAAGTGTTACAGTGATAATATCACCACACTGTGCGTTCCAGTTAACAACATCTGTAATTTGAGTGAGAGGAGTAGGACAACCGTCCACTTTGTACCACTCAGTTACATTGCTGTTACAACCAGATCCTGAAGGACAGCCTTTAATCTTATCTGAACGCTTAGAGCCTTGCAGATAAGTGTTTGTACGGCCCTGCGCAATATAAAAATAGGGAGACGCTGCAATGTTTGCAGCTGTAGCTAGAGTGTAGTCGGATTTAAAAATACCAAACTGTCCAGCTGTCAAGTTTTGCGTAGATCCAGAACTAGGGAGCGCAGTTTGCCCTACTGGAACTACGAAAAGCGTAGTTAATGAAAAATCAGCCATTTTGCTTTATTTTAGGTGATTGAAAAATTTATTCGTTTGTCTGTATCCTGAACTGTGCACTTTGAACAGCAGCAGCGTTCTCTGTGTACATTGCTAGGTTTTGTACTGTTAAGTCTAACAACTCATCCTCTAGATAGAGTTCAAGTTCGCAGTCTTGGTCAAATGATGGTTCACCGTCTAACATGATGTATCCTTCTTTATTAATGTATACAGGATAGCGCATGTAGGAAATATATATCTTACTCGGAGTGAACGTACCATCTGTAAAGATGGATATTTCATCTGTCGAGAGGAAGTTGAAAGTCTCTTGGTATTCAAAAGACGGCCTATAATGTGTATTGTTCAGAATGAACTGAAGGTCACCATGTTTAGCTAAGTCTCTGTTAATCCAGATCTTTCTATCCTTACACACTCCTTTGTCAGCTAGTACATATGCATCTAAATAGAACATGTACTTAGGAACAAGTAGGTGTAGATTAGCAAACCATTGATTTAGTTCTTCGTTCTTGAGAGTAAGTTCAAGAGGTTGATGGTTATATGTTATGACCAAGCTTTGGAGGTCCTCGTAACGCTTCTTAAAAGCATCGAGTCCCATTCCACTTACCACACTAAAACCATCAACCTTTTGTTTTATCAGCTTAATCTGGGCCTCATTGAGAGCCAGAATTTTATCTTCCAAGTTAATTTGCTGGTGTATATTAGTTGATAGTTTATTTAGTTTTTGGTCTATCTTATATAATAAACTATCTACTGGTATCATACTGCAGCCAATTTCTTAGTTTTTAGCTTAGCTTCGAGAGTCAAGAGCAAGTCTTGATTATCATCATCAACAAGCAATTTAATTAAATCATCTTCATCCTTAGCTATTTCAAACTCACCTTCATAAATTTTACCGTTAGGTTTAGATCTATATATTGAGTGAAGAAGAGATTGTTTCACTAAGTCTTTGATATGGAGTAAGTTATCCTTCATGTCTGCGAAGCGAGTGAACACTTCAACAGGATTTAACCCTTGATACTTACCGTTTTTAAACTCGGTTTGTTTTAGGACATTGTCTACAAGGTTGTAAACTGCTTCCTCTTTAGTATCATCAGTTACAGGTAGTCCCAACAAACGTGCCACTTTTCTTTTTCTTTCAGGAGTCATGCTGTCAAACTTAA